AAACCTGCAACAGCCGTAGTAGTTGTACCAGGATTTAAAGCAGTAGAACCGAGAGTAGTTGGATTTACAGTAACTGCTCCCGAAGAAACACCAAAGTCTGTAGAGTCAAAACTTGCTACACCTTTATTTGAAGAAGTTGCATCTTCTGCAGCAATAGTAATTGTATTATTACTTACAGTAGTATCAATACCACTTCCACCCGTAAAAGTAAGAACATCTGAAATAAGACTTACAACATCATTTGATCCGGAATCTGCTCCTACAGTAAGATTAGTAGAAATAGTAGTAAAACTAACAGCTCCTGAGCCATTAGTAATAAGTGCCTGACCGTTTGATCCGTCAGCAGTAGGTAATGTATAAGCACCACTAACAGAAAGTTGCTTTCCAGTAATTATCTTTTCTGTACCGTTTGAAGTATCAAACGTAAGATAAGGAGTTGTACCTTCACCGATACGTAAAGCAGTAGCAGAGTTATCTCTTGCTTTTAGAAAAAGGTTACCACCAGTAAGGTCTAAGTTGCCTCCAGCTACAGTTAAAGCTAGATCGCCTGATGAAGTATCAATCGTATTGGCAGTTGTACCAATACGAATATTATCAACAAGTAATTGATCTATCTTACTGTTTGAGTCAACAAGTATAGCGCTGCTTGCGGTAAGAGTACCTGCAGTATGGTCCAGCATGTTTACATATAGATTACCGCCAATTACAACATTTCCCGTGGTTCCATCTGGATGACCAATAAAAAATTTGTTGGAATTAGACGAATATGCAATTTCACCCGCTGCTAAACTAGAAGGGGCTGCCGAAGATGTACTTCGTTTAATTTGAATTGTATTTGCCATTGTTTAAATTCCTATGAAGATCAGAATGATCCTCCATCGAGCTTGGTCATGTCACTAGCACTTCCTGCTCTGAGTAGCGTAATCCATTGCGTTCCACCGGAGGTATCCGCATACACTTGTAGTAAGTTATCGTCCGTATCGTAGAAAAGCTGCCCCTCTACAGGACTCCCTGGTTGAGCTGCTTGAACAGTAAATTGATCAATAACTTCTTCCAAGGCATTTTGTACATCTGTTGAACCTACGTGCCCAAAAGGGGTAAAGCCAATTCCAGATGCGGTTGTGATTGAAACAGGAGTAGATGCAGTAACTGCAACAGTTGTTACATCTTCTTCTACTGTGATTTCTGTATCCGCCATCAGAAAGATCCTCCTTCAATTCTTGTCATACTGTTGATTGTACTGCCTGCTAAAGTTTGCCAAGCACTGTCAATTCGTAACCGTAAAATATTATCATCAGTATCATAGTAAACATCCCCTTCTTGTGGATTTGCAGTAGGGGTAGAACTAAAACTTAATTGTCTTGCTAACTCCTCAATAGCGGTTTGAATATTTGTACCCGTCAGTTGAGCTTTAGGAGTTACGGTATAGCCTGATGCAGCAAACAAAGATCCACTAAAAATATAGACACCTACATCGACATCAATAGTTTTAGTTTCGGAGTAAACTACGATTTCACTGTCTGTCCTAACTTCTACAAACCAGTCATCTTCTAATACTTCTACAGCAGTAACCGATGTGGGGGCTAAAGTAGTTAATATATTAGTAGTAGGCATTATCTAGTTACTTCAGCTCTAAGTGTAGCAGTCCCCTCTATTAAACGTTGCACTGCAGAGCCTGTGACTAATTCTAAGTCATATACATAATTTCCTGCAGTTAAGCCTGTCGTAGTTGCAGCTGGTAAAGCCATTGTAAGTATGCCGTTTGCTGCATTTGTTATTGTGCAGGTAAAAGTAGCTGCTACCGAACTGGATGTAATTGACGTGCGCAGCTGTGCCCGAGCACTATAGCCCGTTATGTTCTTAGCAGAGCCACTTTCTTTTACGGTAAGTTGAATCGAAAAGTCGCTGCCCTGATCTATCCTAATGTTGTATTTGCCTGCTGCCATAGTTATATTTCTCCATTCTTAAAAATTATACCAAAAAACCCTATCTGTTGTCAAGACATATTTTTTTCTTGGTATGATTATACCCAATCTGCATTCCAAGCTGGTATAGAAGTGCTTTGGGTAAGGTTATCCGCTATTTCTTTTGTTATATCTCCTGTAGCCCATTTTGTATCTGATATTGCTGTATTTCTATCTTCAATACTAAAGTTACTAGAAGATAGTCCTTGAGATTCTCGAAAAGCTGCTCCTTTGCTAGTGTCTACCTTTATTCTGTGAGACGGGCCATCCGAAAATTTAGTTTGGTCTGTTTGCAAAAGTTCTCCTCCTCTTTTATGTGCTTCTTTCAAAGCGGGTTTGACAGCCGCTATTATATCTGAATCCATCTCTACAACGTCGTGTCCATCTCCAGCCTCTTTTGCCATCCATCCTAAAAGATTGAGAAGTTTAGTTGAATATTTTTTACCTCTTTCAGATTCTAAAATTGCGAGTTTATTACTAAGAATAGTTTCTTTACTGTTTTCATCTGTAGTTGCATCAAAAGCAAAAGAGCCCACTGGAGTTCCATTCACTTCAAATACTAGCCAACATTGTCGATAAGCTTTTGCAGGGTAAGGAGGTTTGGGAGTACTTGCATTCCAGTAAATATATTGTTTTCTTCGGTAATCCATATTTGAATAATCAGGAATTATTCCTAAAGTGCTATCAAATAGTGTTTTATCTACGTCCGTAGCCGTACCTAGCCTCATAGTATAAGTAACTCCTCCTTCTACCATTTTATAAACAGGATCATATACAGTATCCCCTAAACTTACTCCTTGTATTGCTGTTGCCATGCGTTATCTCCTCATTTGTTGTGTACGCAGTATCCGTCAGCAAAATACGAGTGATCGTCTAAGCCGACTGTAAAATTATATAATGGAGTATTGTAGTCTCCACTTACAGAACTTATATCAGTTATTTCATGATATTGTCCGTCACTTTTTAAAACTTTATCTCCAATCTGTAAAGTTCCTTTTAATTCTTTATAGAGCTCCTCTCTTTCTTCTTTTGTTTTTTCGGGGTCTATAGACTTCCAGCCTTCTTCTGTCTTAAAAGGGTGCTCTGATGTTACAAAAGCAGTTCCACCGTTTATGGAGTATAGTTTTCTACTTCCTAGTATTGTGGGATGTAATTCTATTACTTCTGCAGTTCCTGTTTCTACAATTACTCGGTCTCCAATCTCTATATCTTTTATAGCTTTTCTTGCCCCGTCTATCATATCTATAAGAGTGTCCCCTATAAAACAACACTGAATAGTAACTGCTTCTACGTTCATAGAACCATAAGAAATTTTCCATTTTAATCCAGAAGTAGTGTGTGTCACTGTTCCTACTCTGACAGGAGTGGAAGCGCTTGCGGTAAATGTTCCAAAAGTATTATTGTGAGAAAACTGTCCTGTATCTCCACTGAAACCCGTAGCTACTGCTCCGGTTGAAGTAGTTACGGTAAAAGTTACAGTATAAGTATGTGTAGTAGATCCATTTGTTGCTGTTACTGTAATCTGCTCTCCGCTATTTGGAGTAGTTGTTCCGCTTCCTTGGGTATAAATAGGAGCTCTATAGTTTGTTGAAGTTCCAGATATACTCCATTTAGCAAGTGCTGCATCTGCAGTTATAGTAGATGCAGCAGTACCGTTAATTGATGCACTAGATTCAATAGATCCTTTAAAGAAAGCGTTTCCGCTTGTATCTATATAGAACTTAGGAGCGTGAATAGACCCATTTTTATTTAAAGTCATTCCACTAGACGTATAACCTGACGCATCCGCAGAAGTACCTGAAAATATATTATTTGCATCTAAGTTCCATCCGCCTACTGAACCATCGTCTTTGTCCGCGCTGTTGGCAGCAGCAGCTGCAGCAGCTGCGGTTGTTTTACTTGCAGCATCTTGAGATAAATTCCAACTGCCGGTTCCTGCTGCGCTTGCAACGTACATTTTATTACCGTCATTCGTATCAATCCAAACATCTCCAGCGGCTAGAGCAGTTGGAGTATTAGTTTGTCTAAATACTTTACTTTTGGCAGAAATTGCATTATTAGTTGTTGCATCACTTTGGTTTGCTGTAGCACCATTTGCGGGCTTATTAGTACCACTAATTTTATCATAATCTACCGTTACATTGGTGCCGAAAGAAAGAGAGGTAGCAGTTATTGCTCCTGTAAATCCAGCATTTCCATTCTCATTTATATAAAAGTTTTTTGAGTGAATTGCTCCTTCTTTTCGAAGAACCATTCCTGTACTACCAAGAAAACCACTACCTGCGCTAAGAGAAGTAGTTCCGTGACCATTTGAATAAATTCGACTAGTTCCTAGTTCCCAGCCACCAATGGAACCCCCTGTTTTTGCTGCTGTATTTGCATTCGTTCCCGCTGTAGCTACAGCATCACTTTCTGCAGTTGCAATTGCAGCATCTGTACTGGAATCAGTTCTATTTGCTGTAGCATTATCAGCAGGAGCATTTGAAGTTCCTGCTACATCAGACCACTCAGTATTTCCGTTAAGAGTATTACTATTTGAAAGTGTTGTTGTGCTCCCTCCATCAACCAGTTTTAAAGTTCCCGCAAGTTCTAACGCAGAACCACTAAATCTAAGAAAATTAGTAGAAGTTCCTATACTAAATTTGGGAGTACCACCATCGTTTCCTAACCAAAAACCTGTAGTACTAGCATCCGGGTATCCAGTTTTTCCTTGACGAATTGCCATACCGTTTGAAGTACCTAAGTTTACAACACCAGTAGTAATATTACCACCATTTATTGATGTCGTACCACTAGCACCAAAACTCATAGCATTTGTACCATCTCCAAATGTGTCGCCATTTGAGAAAGTTACAAGACCTGTAAATCCTATAGCCTGAGTTACGCTTCCAAATGTTATAGACTGTGTTCCGCCAAAGCTTGCTTCTGTAACAGTAAACGGTATATACCAATATTTATTTTGATTTGATCCTGCAAAAGTAGGAGGGTTATGTTGCCAATTACTTGCTCTATTTGAAAAAACTGCTGTATTAAATACAAACGTATTTGTATTAGAACTTGTAGGAGCAGTTGGAGCACTTGCAGCTGCTACACTGTAAAAAAGTCGTGCAGTAGTAGTTCTTGGCCCTGTTGCTCCTGTAATTGAATTACCTTGTGCCCCTTTCTTTGCTTTTGCCATACTGTAAGTAAGAGGACCAATAGTTACCGCAGACGCTCCCGTTCCCCCAAGCAAAGAAGATCCTGCAGCTATTGTAGCCGTAAATTGGACACTAGCTTGATCTGAGTTTAAAGCAGATACAGTATAAACCCCTGTATTTGAGTTTATAGCCGAAGCCATTCCTGTTGCATTTGAAGCTGCAAAAGTTACGTCTGAATGAGTGGTTCTTTCTGTTCCTCCGACAAATACTTTGAAAGTTCCTCCAGCATTATTTAATGCTCCACTTTGAAGTGTGCCATCATTTTCTGAAGGTATTGCCTCGCTTGTATTTGTTAAGAAACCTATTTGAGCATCTTCTCCATCCTTAACACCGTATATTGAAACAGAGTCTGCTGCTAGTACATCTCCAGTTCCTCCATCTTTTACAGATACAGAAATTAAAGTAGAAGCTCCTGAAGCAGGCTCTAAGTTGTCTGCAAGAGTATGAGTGGCAGTAGTAGAATAACTTTGAACTATGTTAGAGCCTCCCACAGTAAATTGATAGTGAGGAGTAAGATTACTCATGTTTCTAGGAGTTGCAGTAAGAGTTATAGTATCGCTTTCTGAATTGGCTTTTGTATAGTTTATTACATACTTACTTGGAGCAAGTTCAACTCCCACTCCCGTCTCTCCTGGAATTGCTTTTGTAAATCCTTGTGTACGTGTTGCAGTAAATGCTGTTCCTGTACTTGTTTTACCAGAGATAGTAAATACTAAAGTACCTATATCTGCTGTCATTCCTGTGGCAGGATTTACTGTTGCATGGGCTCCTGAGTCTACTATAGTGCCATTATTAACATTAGTGGCACTAACTGTAATATTAAAAGTTCCATTGCTAGTTCCAGCTCCGTCAAACTGTAGTTGGGTCGTACCTTCAAAAACTCTAAACTCATTTCCTGAATCAGGTATCTGGCCACCAGATAAAATTACTGCACCTGCAGAGTCACACTGAACCAATACGGCAGAGCTTTTTATGTCAACACTTATAGGACTAATACCGTCTGCTACAGCTCTACCTACTTGGGCAGCATCAGTTGCATCCCCATAGTTTGAGTTAGCATTAAACGCACTATAATATTTTTTACGTCTTTGATCTGTTCCAGAAGTTGTTTGTTGGACCATTTCATTGTAAGCACGAACCCAATAGTAGTAAGTAACGTTTGAGGTATTGGTAAATCCAATATCCGTATAAGTATTAGTAACAGGTTCAAAATCTAACTGAGTTGCGTGGCTTACTACAGAAGTAGAAGGATTACCTGATTTATTTGTAGCTCTCCAAACTTCGTACTTTCCGCCAGGCCCCAAACCTGCAGAAGCTGTCCAAGAGACAACATTTGCTCCAGCAGGCCCACTTGAAGATACAGTAACATTTGAAGGAGCAGTAGGAACTCTTGCCACTGCAGCTTGTTTTGTATCAATAAAGAATGCGCTTGTCTTTGGTGGATCAATAAGATATACACTATCATCGTATTCTTCTGCTGTTATTCCAATTAAACAATCTTCTTTTAGACTTACAGTTTCTACTCTAAATAATTTAGGTGCAGTAGAGTTCCAACCAAAACGATCGTATTCAATTCGAATAAGCTCTCCTGGAAGTATAGATATTCCTACGGGCCTCATTGTAAAAGAGATTTGTCGATTAAATCTTGATTTATCTAATGTCTGTTTTACAAGCATACGAGCATTAAAGTAATTTGTAATTCCTCCTGCTGTAAAATTAGTGGATCGTACAACACCCCTATCTGCTTTTAGGTACTCAGAGTTAAAGAAAGAAACAGACCTACTATCAAAATTCAATTGTGGGTCTGCAATAGAAGCAGATAAAGAGTTAAAAGCCTTCGAAAGCCCTGCATCCTTTATAGATATATTTCCAATAATATCTTCTGCTGTAATATATCTAGCTCTTATATCAAGATTAGCAACAGTAGGAGAGTTACCTCCTATGTTATCCGTAAATACAGAATCTAACTCATCAGCCGTTCTTGTAGACTCAACTGTTAGTCTGTACTTTCCATCTACAAAAGCAAGTTGCCCATTAAAGTGTTCTAGTAGTCCTTGAATTATTTGAAATACAGTTTGATTCGTATCAAGCTTTATATTACCTTGGTGACGTGTAGCATACTTCTGGCGAGGTTCTTCCCAGCCTAGGTATTTCCAAAACTTTACGTCGTCTGCGTCATATAAAGAATACGCAGTAACAGGATTGCCCGTACCATTTCCTACCATAGTAGCAGTGGAAGGACCTGAACCACTTACCTTTCGTAATACAGGAGCTCCCTCAGTACTTGCATTAGTAGATATAGAAGATTGAGTACCACCAGTAGTAACCTTATACAAATCTGTGCCGTTACTTGTGTATACTAAGTCCCCTAAGTTTCTATACTTCCAGTTATTGAATTTATTAGTTAGCTTACCAAAACAGTTAGTAAATACATGAGAAGTTCCACTTGCGGTACTTTTTACGGTTCCTCTCCACTTCTCAAGACTATTTTCAAAGTATCTATAAACATCGCCCTCAGTTAAAGATACACTACTTGCAAATTTTACAGTAACATCAGACTGAGTATCACACATTTGTGCTGCTAGTCTAAAAGTGTCTAAATCAATTTTAGTATCTAAGTCAATTCCAGGACCATAAGTTTTACTTGATATATAATCAAGTAGTATCATTGCGAAATTAGTACTAGGACGAACATCATTTCCTGCTGCGCTAGAGACCACATCCTTTGTAAACTTAATTTCTACCTTATCGCCTACAGAAGGTCTGAATTCTAAAAACTCTTGTGTTAACGTAGCTACCCGAGTACTGCCATCATAATCTTCAATCTTTTTAACTACTTTTTCTCTATCACCATTTGAAGTAACTTTAGTCACTACTATATTCATTCCATTATAGAAGTCATCTGTAGAACTAGCATTGCTAGATAGTTTTAACTTATTTGTAATATCTACCTTAGTCATGGTAGCCGCTTTTTGACTGTTAATAGTTGAAAAAGTTAAAGTATTGTTACCTAAAGAACCGTTCAAAGCTTGGCTGTAGTAATATCTATCAGAGTAACCTGCGCCTTCTGATTCATGTATTTCTAAAAATCTGAACATAGCTTCATTGTTTATACTCGCATCAAAAGACGAAGACTGGTTGCTTCTTGTAGCTGCATAGTTTGCATTCCCTGATGAAGTAGGAGAAGAAATAGTTGTAGTTAAAACCTCTGCTATAGTTATATTTGTATCTATAGTTGCAGTTCCATCATACGTTATCATACTCCAAGTATCACTGCCTTTTACTACATAAAAATCTTTTGCTTCATTTAGTATATCTTGCTGTTGCCCTGTTAAGTCCCATCTCATTCTCCAATGAGTTTCTCCTTTTCCATCCACAAAGTAGAAAAGTTCTAAAATAGTTTTAGAAGCTGCAATAGTATCATTAGCAGAATAGGTAGCTCCTCCTGCATCAGAAGAAGCTGTAAACCCTCGTCGAGTTTTGATTGTTACAGTATCTCCCTCTGTAAAATTTGTAATATCTTCTGAGTTGTAAGTAACTAAGCTGTTATGTTCGTAGCTTCCATCATAGTTGTAACATTCAATCATTTTACCTTTTACAACATATTCTAAACTAGGCAATTGAGTTTGATCGGGGGATAGCTCAAACTTTATAGCTGCGTATGCAGTGTCTAATAATTGGTGTTGAGGTCCCCAGTATTCTATTCCAGAGCCTGCAGCAGGAGTCCAATAGTCTTCTTGTATTCTGAATTTTTTACCTGATGTATTTGCTTGAGTGCTTATCATAGAGGAAGCTGCTTGGTCTTCATAGCCGCCATGAAACTCTAGATACCAATCTTCGGGATCAGTAAACTTTATATTTCTTTCATGAAAGATCCCCTTACTAGAAGATTGAAAAGAACTAGTAGAAGGATTGGCAAAAGCATAAGCAAGCACGGCGGCCCGTGCTTTAGATATCGCCCTAGTAAATAAACCTCCAGCAGCTGGATTTTCACTACCAACAGAGGCGAAATCCTCTGTAACGTCATAAGTAAGCTCACTAGCAGTGGAAGCTGCTGCACCTCCTAAAACTTCACCTGAATCTGTTCTTCCAACGCACTTTATATCTACCGCATCACTTCCTGTGGAGCGAGCAGTAGCATCTGCTTCGTCAATACATACTAAAGGCATATCATCTACATAAATATTCATTATAGATTGAATAGGCCCTTCAGAAAGAACATGGGCAGTAAATACCTGATTGTTAGTATCTGAGCTTGCTCCTATATCTGCAAACACAGGAACAGGCTTTGTTCTTACAACACCATATATTAAAGGAATTCTGCGTGCTTGAAGATCAAATCGAAGATCAGTTTCTCTTGTTACTTCTACTTCTATTTCTTTATACTTGTATTTTGTAGCTCCATACCACTTCTTTTTCTTTTTTTCTTTTAATTGCATTTCAATATCTTGATATTGAGCAATAACATTTAAAGCCATTTCTGAATGAGCAAACCCGTAATCTTCTGCATAAGCTTTCTTTAGAGTAGAGTCTTTTTGAGGGTTTTCATTTTGGTCTAATGCTTGATGAAAGTCAGCAGAAGTAATTCTTCCTCTAGTTTGTTCGAAGTCACCCCAATGACTTTTTAATTGCCAGCTAACAGAAGCTTTCTTCTCTGATTGCTTATAACTACCTCCAGTAATGATTCCTTCAAATAGTTTAATTGGGTCTCCAATTAGGGTATGAGGGTTGTCTGCGTAGAAAAAAGCTTTATATACTATGACTTGTCTGTTTACAAAAGAAGTATCTAGCGTTGAATTAGTTAAAAATTTTACTTCTTCACTTACTAATGTAAGAGTTTTTTCCGTACTAGAAAAAGCACTTTGACTGCCCGACAATACAGTATAAGTCATTCTAGCATTTAAATTGCCAGGAATACCCCCTTGACCATCTCCTTTAAATCCTGTAATAGTTAATTCCGAAGAAGCGTTATCGGTGAAACGTATTTTGTCTCCAACTTTAAAACCTGCTGCGGCTAAGTCTACGCCTTTTAATCCTTGTATTTCTGTAGAAGTTACAGTAAAAGTACTTGTAACTTCTGTATCTATTGCAGTAGCATCTACCTCTATATTTAGTCCGTCTACTTTTACTCGAGTAGACTCTGTTACCGATCCCGTTTTTAAAAGTTTATTAGCAGTATAAGTTCTATTACCATTCGCAACAACAGCATCACTTGAGTTCAAGTAAGTAGAACCGTCGTCCCAAGTAATATCATAACCAGCATCAGTTATGTATGCAAACTTATTTCCGTTTGTTCCTTTAACTATAGGTATATTTGTATTAGCTTCAACAGTAGGTCGCTCAAATTTTACTAGATGAGCATAGATAAACGGCGTGTTATTGTTTAACGCCGATAATAAAGCACCATTTGTATTATTTAATCGAGACATTCTAAGCTCCTGCTTCTGTTAGTTTTAAATTAAAAGAATAAAGACCACTAGGTTTTAAATTATAGTTGTTTGTATCAGCCGAATTTACAACCCTAATCAAAGGGCTGGTAAAATCCAAGGCAGAGCCATTTGAAGTAGAATAGGTTAAAGAAGGAGTAAAGTGTATTCTTCTTTGTCCTGTACTAGGCTGAGAGCCTACATTTGAATTATAGTCTGCGTTTGTTTCTGTACGAGTCACCATATATAATTTTGTATGAATAGTATTATCAGTATCTGTAATCGTAAATATATCTCCGGGACGAGGACTTCCGTTTCCAGTATAAGCAGATAAAAAATAGTTTCTACCTGCAGGAGCTACTTCTGCTGTCGTTATAGCAGTTCCGCCTGCCATAGCTGATGCAAAAGTAGAATCTTGAGCTACTTGATACTGAGGCAGAGCAACAAAGAAAGGATTTAGTTTCCCTACTTTTTGTATGAGAAAAGCATAAATTGGAGTAAACTCTGCTTTTGTAAGCTCGTTATAATTTATACTTATTTCCCAAGTATGCCCAGCAATAGCTCGAGAAATTACTCTACCACTATTTGTACGATTTTGCATAACAGGCTGCTTAGAAGTTAGCTGTGTAGAAGCCCAACCCGGTCCAAGACTTGCTCCTGTATCTGACGAAGACGCACTTCCCGAATATGAAATACGGTTATTGGGATCTGGAAGTATATTTTGAAATGCTGTAAATTGTGCCATTAGTAAGTATTCCTATCTTCGCCAAGAGCTAGAGTGTCCACGCTCTCTAAAAAGCTTTCTCCTGAGCTGTTCGCTGCTTCTCTTATCATACCAATAATATTTCCTCTTTGAGCGGTTAAAGTTTCTTCCATATTAGAAGCATCAATCGCACTAATATTAAAAGTTGCATTGATAGGAGCTCCTCCAGCTCCTTGTCTAACTTCATCATTAGGCATTATACGACCAGGAACTTCTGGTACAAATACCTCTGGGCCTTGTTCACCTATCATATAAGCAGCTCCACCTGCTGCTCTATATTTTATGCCTCCAAAAGCCGGAGTAAAGCTAGACGCAGAACTTCCTTGTCCTCGCTCTCCTCTCATATATGAGAGTTCTCCGGAGGCCCTACTTGGTCCTGTAGCAAGGTCTACTTTATTTTGTCGAGACCCCATGGTAACTTTAGAAGGAGCACTTGAACCTCCAGCTCCCATACCGCCCCCTCCGCCTTGATAGCTTTGACTAGCAACCATTGCTAATTGCGCAGCTCCCATTGCTATAACCATAGGTACCATTGATAGCCCAAAGATTCCTGTTTGTCCCACAACTTTCATTGCGGCAGCAGCAGTATCAATAATAATAGTAGCCATTTGCATTTTCTTATTCATTTCAAACGCTTTCTTCTTTTCTTTTTCTTTCTTCTTTTCAAGAGCTGCAATTCTTGCTAAGCTTTCTTTTGACTTGCCGTCTTTTTTCTTCTCTGCTGCTATCTCTTTATCTATTCCTGCAATTTTTGACTTAGAAGCCGCTGCCATGATATTTTGAACCTGACCCATAACAGCACTGGCCATTTCTAATCCCGCGGCTGTTTTATTTGCACCCTTTGCTACATTTTCAGACATAGTAACAAATGCCTCATTTATAGCTATAGCGCCTCCCGTTACGGCTGCGACTACTTCCCCTTCAGGGCCCATTTCTTTAAATTTATCTATCATAGGTCCAAGAACTGATTTAGTAGTGGCTAATCTATCTTTCATTTGTACTAAAGGATCTACGTCCCCTGTACCGTCTCCTCCTACACCAGTCCCCGCGCCACTGCCTGTAGCTACATCTGTCGTTCCTCCTGCTCCTGGAGTTCCAGAAGCATTAGCCATGCTTTCACCTAATGCTGATTTTATTTGCTCATGAAGTTGCTCAAACTGCCCTTTTGTGAATTGATAAACTCCGTCGCTTATCATTACGCTGTTTTCTGTTGCAAAAGCTTTTATAATCGCGTCTTTTTCAGTTATTTGTGCTTTTATAGCAGCATCTCTTGCAGCAGCTACATCTCTATCGTATTGTGCAATTAAACCTGCCGCCTCTGCTGGAGATCCTGCATCTTGTCCTACTTGACGTCTTTCTTCTGCGGCTTGTAGTGCTATTTTCTTACCTTCATTAGCAAGAGTTAATTGGTCTAGTCGTTTTTGTCTTTCTGCGTTTTGCTTTGACAGTTTTGCTATTTTTTCTGCATGAGTAACAGTTTTCTTAGAGGCTTCTATAGCATTTGCAGCTGCTGTTTTGCTTATTTTTCCTTCGTCTGCTTTTATTTGTACTTCAGCTTGGAACAATTCTTGCTTTGCTTTTAACAATTCATACTCTAATTGAATCATTTCAACTTTAAGATTATATTCGTTATCTATAGAAGCTTTTCGTACTTCTGCAAGAACTTGAAAAGCAGCTAGTTCTTCTCCCTTAGTAGCACTTTCGTTGCCTGTAGCTCCGGGTCTTTCTAGTCTTACGGCTTCCATTTGAGCGTCTACAAGACCTGCAATTTGACTAGTTCTTTCTTTTGTCAAAGCCAACAACTCTTGTGCTCTTTTATTTTCTTGTATAGAAACTTCTGCCTGTCTTTGGGCCAGGCGGAACTCTTTTGTTGCATTTGCAACTTTTTGCTCAAATAGTAGTCTGTCTTTCTCTGCTTGTGCGTCTAAGTTAGACAGCCGTGCTTGATCAGACTTTTCTTGTAGTCTGTCCAACTCATTTTGTGCAGCTAATTTTTCAGTAGCACCTTTTGCATTCTCTAAATTTTTCTCTGCTTGTGCTACCAACTCTTCTTGAGCTACTCCTAAAGATAACTCATTTAATGCTATAGTTGCCTTAGCTGCTTCTAGTTTTGTTGTTCTAAGTTCTTTTTCTTTTGCTAAAACCGCGTTTAAAGTACCTAAAGTTGTTGAAGATCTATCTAAATTATTTAAATCTTTTTGTTCTTTCTGAAGATTTTTAATTAACCCCTTACTTTCTAATAGAGTTTTTCTTGCCTCAAGTAGCTTATCCACATACGCTTCTAGACTATCTGAGCCTGTTAAAAACTCAGATCCCATTTGTTTGTTTATTTCTGCTAAAAGAGTTTTTCTTTCAGCTTCTAATTTATCTTTCTGACCGTCAGTGGCCCCTTTTGATAAATTGTCTATTGATTCGTCTACAGTTCTCAAGGCTTTTAACATTCCTTTCGCACCATCTATTACGCCATCAAAAGGTGTAGTGTCTTTAGTAGCAAGCTTAGTTTGTTCTTTTCTAAATTGAGAGGCTGCATCATTTGCCGTTTCAAAAGCTCCTGCCATATTCATAATAGGACGAATAGCTTCTTCAAGTCTTTTATTAACTTCTTCTATAGAGCCACCTTCTGCTTCTACTTCTGCTCTTACGTCTGCTATAGCTTTTACACCAACTTCTGAAAACTTTCCAAAGGCACCTGTTTGTAATAGCTTTGAATTAGTTTCATCTATTACTCTTAATAGTTGTTCCGGAGCTAAAGATTTCATTTCTGCTTCAGCTTTTTTTATAAGGTTTTTTTGTTTGTTTATGGCGTCCTCTGCAGCTGCTACGTCTTGTGCCGCTTTGTTTCGTACGAATCTAGCTCTTGATTTTAAATTTTTCTCGGCTTCCGCTTTTAACCTCTGTTGTTCGGCTATTTCTGCATTTGCCGCATCCACAGCCGTACTTTTAGTTTGTACATGTGCTCGTTGAACACGGTTCAAGTTGCTTTGTAACTCTTGTAGTACACCGCCCAAAGCTTTGTAGCCCGCTACAACATTATCAGCAGAGCCAGCTCCTGACTTATCCATATTATCTGCAAACTTTCTCCCAACGGTTTCGATATATTCTAGTTCTTTCACTATTTTATCGGTTTCTTCTTTTACAGGCTTAGATTGCACAAACTTATCTTTAAAAGCATCATACAACATCATTCCTACACTTATTACTAATCCTATAGGACCAAGCATTGCCATAAAAGCCGAGCCTACGGCACGCATTGCTGTACCTAAAGCAAAAGCTCCAATTCTCATAAGACCCATTGTTCGAGTTAGTAAGTTACCTCCTGCAGTAGCCCCCATAGTTTGACTAGTAAATAATGCTATAGAGCGACCTAAAGCTGCGAACCCTCTTATAAGATTTCCTTGTCCGATCATTTGAATAGCGTTACCTGCATTCTCTTTTGCAACTACAGTAGCATGCATCATCGCAGTTCGTATTAGCTGTTCTCTCGCTCTTTTAACCTGCTGCATTACTAAGATCTTTTTAACATAAGATTTTGTAGCTGCAAAGTTAGAAAGAGTCATATTTTGTAAACCCACTCGATGTCTGCTTATAGACAGCGAAGTACTACGAAGAGCTTTATCATACTGCTCTTGAGTAATAGTACCTTTAGACATGGCTCTCGCAGCTTCGATATAGGCTTTAGGCATGCCTTTAGAAACATTTAAGTGTTTTAGTTTATCTGCGGAAGCTTTCGCATCCGACTTAGATTGCTCAACAGTTTTTGCTCCTAAAGTAGTCATAGCAGGCAAAAGCTGTTTTGCAATTGTTGAAGCAAACATAACTATAGTACCAATTAAAACACCTTGATTTTCTGCAAGTATACTTACAAAAGGTTCAACTCCATCATTTATAAGAGTTAAAAATTGTTTTGCAGTATCTCCTAATGTGGCTGCTAATCTATCGTAAGGATTTACATCAATAGTTTCTGCTAACTCACCAAACTTTTTAGTGCCCTGTTCCAAGGTAGCATTCAAAAATGCTTGACGCCTCTCGTATTGAGACAGATCATTTACAGACTTTCCAATTGTTGCAGCGTACTCTGCAGTAGCATCGTCTAAGCGAACCATAATACCTAATTCATCCAAGATTTCAGGCTCTAACTTTGCGGTACCTCGAGTTAAACGATCAAGAGCATCGCCTAAGTCTCTACCTAAAGCAACTGAAGCTCCTCGAGCAACTTTTGTTAGCCCTTCCATTTGCTCCGTACTAAAACCAGAGGACACCCCTAAAGACATTGCACGCAAAGATTGGTCGGCAGATATTGCCATACCACTTACTTCTCGTAACCTATCAGAAGCTGCAGTAAGATTCCTACCGGCTGCTGCTCCTACATCATTAAGAGCTTTAACAACTCCTTCTAATTGAGCAGCTTTTTGTAATGCATTAAAAGCAGCACTTGCAGCAAATAAGTTTGCGGCCAATGTTGCGTAGGCTCCTACAAGACCGGACGACCCCGAACCTATTCCCTGTTGCATTTTTGAGAAGTTTTTAGTACTATTAGAAGATACTCCGGCAACACCTTTAGCCCCTCGATGATATTTATCTTGAGCTTTACTGGCACTATCTAAACCTTTGCCGGCACGTTCTGCACCGCGACCTAAGTCGTTAACCTCTTTCGAAGTCTTCTTTAGATTCTTACCTTTACCCTCAACTGTAAATATTACGTTACTAGCCATGTCCTCTCTTTGCCTTGTCCATTTGAGCTTTCATTCGTTTAGATGAAATCTCTATGGCTTGGGCATCCAGTCTAAGTAGGATGCTTAAAAATAAATCTTCGTCTTCTACCTTATTTATTTTCATATAGTAAGGTAGGTTAGTGTAATCTTTGCCTATATATCCAATGTCTGCTTGAACTCGATCTCCTAAGCTATTAAAAGTTTCTATTGCTTCAATAACTATATCTGGAAAATCCTCGTACCCCGGGGGCAGTTCCTCTAGGCTAGGTTCTTGACCTAGCTGCTCCATCATATCAAGATACCGATCCTTCGTCATCTTGACTTCGCTGTTTTTTTGCCACTTTTCCAGTCGATCCCATAGAAGGTTCTTCTGCTCCTCCGCGAAAATTGGCAAGATCAAAGACCACCTCGTTAATCCAATTGTCAAATTCTGTAGAGTTTGAAACAAGAGAATGAGCATTTTCAAAATTATACTCTAACTCATCTTCTGGGTCACTGGTTGTGAGATCCACTATAAGTAAGTCTTCTAAAAACTTTAGCTTGAATCCTTTCCAGTTTTTGATAGTTGCTTTTGTAAATTCATTTACAAATTTCTCATCATCTAACTCTTCTTCTGCTTGTCGTGTCTTTCTGTCAAACCTTGTTTTAAGACACTTTTTTCTTAAATTTACTAATTCTTTTCGCGATAGATTTGCGACTTCCACCTCAAATCCTTCGCAGCCTGGGAACTCGATCCAAGCAAGTTTAGTATCAACTAATAGTTCTGCTAATTTCATCCTAATCTCCTAGTAAGTGAATGAACTGTTTAAATTTGATGGGTGTCCCATCATTCTATAGTCGTAAGCCTGCGAATATATTTCCGTAGGTGTTACTCTATTTGTAAAGGAGCAAGGAGTTAGTTGTGCATCAAGTTGATAGTTGTTTGATGCTAAACCAGCTTGAATCCTTACTGCTATATTTTCTTTCCATGTTTGTATATTTGTATATGCTGCCAAAGAGTTTCCTACATATTGAGTAATGCTCCCTGAGACTACTCTTTCCTCAAATACAAAACTAGCGGGGTATACTGTTTGCGTATATCCCGCTATATCCAAACTATTTTGTAGAGTCTTGTTTTTTGTCCAAGATATACTGTTTTGTATCTCTAAAGCAACTCCAAATATCCCTTCTAAAAGTGACCCGTCTACTGTAACATTGATAATCTTAGATACAGCATAAGTTAAATTGTCAAAAGTAGTATAACTACCAATATTAAAGTTAGTATAATTAATTCGTGAAAGTTGAGAGGCTTGACCTGTCACTTCCATTTGCATTACCGCATTATTTCCAATTGTAAAAGACCCACTCGTTAGTACACAGTTACTTATTTGATACATACGTCTAAGATTAACTGCTTGACCTGCTGTGGAAGGGTCTACATACAAAGTAAAAGTATTTAAAATATTGTCTGTATTACTTAATAGTAACTGCAATAGAATGTGTTGATAAGTAGAAGACTCATCAACCATAGGGAAGGTGATACTAAAATTTGCAACATTCGCTGAAGTAATTTTAGATGCATCCACTAAGTTTGTAGGTTTATCAATAGTTTTTGTTTTATAAGAATCCTGCTGAAAAGCTTGATCGAATTCTATTTGAGATACGTGCAATTTATAATATGAACCATCATATAATACATATACGTCTGTATCTCTTGCAAAATTTAAAGCCACTATTGTCTCCGTGTATAAAGTCTACCTACCACTAACTGGGCTGCAATTTCTCTTATAGACATATCAATAACCTTTCTAGGATCTCGATCTGGAGTAGCCCATCTGGCATCCCCGGCTCCCATCTCAAATACTTGATATGGATTTTTTCTATAAGTGTAACCGACACTTTGGTAACCCTGAGCAGTTCTACTAACATCTGTTGGTGTGACACTGCTTGCGAATCTTCCTGTTCGGTTTTCTAGACCTGGCGGTCCCATGTTCTTTGCCACTGTCTGTGGCAGTTTTGCTTTTAACAAAGTTAAAAGTTGTAAATCTGATTGTTGGCTTCCAGCACCACTACTTCTTGTAACGCTTTTAGCTCCTTGTATTTTAGAAAAGCTTTGCATTTCTTTTTTTAGTTGAGTATTTAGTTTTTTAACTTTTGCTTTGTGTTTCGCAATGTCTTGTCTACCGTTAGGTTTTACATTTGTTTTTACAGTTTTTTTGTTAACGTATTTTTTACTTCTTCCAACAGCTCCTATGTCCATTACTTGTTCTGTCATAGCTCTAATCATACTCTTTGAGCCTTGTATATATGCAAAATCTTCACCGCTTTTCCCTAGTCTTTTTTGTAGTGTTCCTGCGGTCTGGCCGAACCAAGCTTCATCTGCTATTTGTCCGAACGCCTGAGATAACTTACCTTTAAATTGATTAAACTTTTGTTTCTCCATATCTATAGTAGCATCTGCGTTTACTTTCCCTTGTGCCATATCAACAACTAAGTCTCTACTACTAGTTATATCGTAACCTTTATTAGCTATTTTTTCTAGTTCACCAAGAACAGTAGCTATACCTTCTTTTGTTCCTGCAGGAGACCCATCTGCAAGCCACTTTTCATAACTATAATTATCCACTTGCTGTTGTGCAACCAACAAAGCTTTTAACTCTTGTCTAAAAGCTCTTTGTTCTGCTTGATCCGCAATGGGAGACCTACTGTTTGCTTCTAAGTAAGCTACTAGTACGGCTGTAGAAACACCAAAGTTTTTGTGCCCCATTTCCATGTCTGTTTGTACTAAGGCTCTTTTTATTCCCTCCCATGCTCCGTAGGTTCTCTGAGTTTCAGGAGCCTCAAGTATTGCATCTGCTTTAGCTATCATATTTTTAGGAGCTATATCTCCTGATCTACCTACTTGAGGCATCAAAGTTTCACCCTTATCTAAAGCTAATTGAGCTGCAATTTTACTTTTCTTTATTTTTTCTATGAGGTTTTCTCCCCATCTCATTTGAGCAAGCATAGTTCTATTTAGGTATCTTCTCATAACGCCTTGAGTATCAATAGTTCTTCCGCCAATAGCATATTCCACTGAAGAGTCCCAGTCCCACTCCATCTTACGTTCTTTACCATAAGATTTTTGTACTGATGTAAAAGGATTTTTGCTTGCCATTTTATCTCCAAGAAATGGGCGGGGTTTTACCCCCGCCTATTCTATTATGTTAAGGCTACACCGTATGACTTCAAGGTGAAGTCATCAGCTACCTGATCTTCCATATCACTTTGTAGTGAAGTAAAGGTTGTTTCCAACGCAATAACATCGTCTACAGAGTGGGAAGGTACTTCCACGTGTACTTGAGGCATTTCAAATTCTACTCGAGGAGTTGCACTTGCACCCCCGACTTTGAACACCACAGTAAAGTCGTGTGTAATAACATCCAAACCTGCCGCCGTTGTTAAGTCCTCAAAGAACTCTTTACTATTGTTGGTACCGTCTGCGAGGTAACAAGTAAAGCTTCCGCCAACATTACGAACACCGGTTACGTGCTCAATTGGCTTGTTAACAACACCAAGTTCTTCTGGTGTTAAGTATGAGATATTATTCTCAATACTGATACTTCCGCCCGTTAGAGTTAGGTTGTATCCTGTGCTACTAAAAGGAGTATTGGTTGCAGTGTTTGCTCCAATAGTAGAACCACTAGCTTTTGGTACAATTGACATTGACGTTAGTCGATTACGAATAAAGTTTTCAGTATCCGCAGACGTTCCGCCTTCGTTAATTCCATTACCAGAGTTGCTAACGTTAGTAGTAGTATGGGCTGTGAGAGGCGTAATTGTTGCCGCCATTCCGCTCCACTCTACAGTAGCAATACCTTCTACATCAAAGTTAATTGTTGCAGAGTTACATACTGCTTTATTTAGTCTGTAAACTAAGCTATTACCAAAGTTAAACTCTAAAGACATAGTGTTCAAAGCCGCTTTATTTGACTTACTAGAGTCTAAAATAAGAGGCAAAGAAGTTGCTGCACCCTGTGCGCCCCCTCTACTTACTATAGCATCGTCTGTATCACCAAACGTTGCTGTCGCAACTGCTTTCGCACCTGCAAAAGTAAGAGTAGCACTACCGTTTGCAACTGCACCACTCGTATGAGTAGGAACAGTACTACCATGCGTAGTACCTGCAGTAGTCACAGTATACAAGTTTGCACCATGGAAAACTTGATCATTAAGGGCCAGTGCTGTGCTTGCAGCAAATGCTGTACCAATTACAACTGTAGGAGCAGAAGTAAATCCTGTACCACCAGCTGTGATATTGATATCAGTTACCGCTCCAGAAGCATTAATATTTGCAGTTGCTGTAGCACTTGATCCACCGCCACCACTAAACGTGATAGCAGGAGGAGCAAGATATCCAGAACCTGCTGTAGTAATAGTAATTTTATCTACTTCATTATTAGCTTCACCAATTCGACCTTTTGCAAGCAAAGCATTCCACAATACTTCGTCCACCAAGTGCTGGTCACCATCACCCCAAGAATATGTAGTTCCTGAGCCAGGATTTGCACTGGTAGATGCAATATAAGGTCTTAGATATGTTGAAAAACTCCACTCGACAGGTGCGAGAGAGTCATTAAACATTTTTCGTCCTCTACGAGAGTTACCGATTGTACTTTCCATCTCCGACAGAGTTACCTCTGAAGAGTTAGTAGTCTGACTAAAAGAAAATCCTTCTAACAAAGGAATATCATATGCCGGACTTGCCGAAGGATACGTACCGTCTGCCTTATTAGGGAAGACTCGTAGGGTCGCGTCGCGTTGAAAATATAGAGCCATAATAGGTCTCCTCTTTAACTTGAGCTGTGTTTACTATGCGTTTGCTGAAGTAAATCTAAGCTCTAATATCTTATTTCTAAGATCATTTCTCCGACTCCTAATGGAGCCAATACGCCTTCATCTGTACTTATACTTACTACTGTAGTTTGCATTATATTTTGCGTTCCTTCAGTAGCCGAATAATTAAAGTGTCCAGCGTCATCAATAACTGTTTCAACATCTTCTAGTACTTCTTCGAGTTCCTCTATTGGGTCATCTGCGTTTACATAGATTCTGAGTGTAACAGTTAGAAATCTGAATTTCTGTCCTCCTCCATAGTATTCACGAGTTTCAGTACCCGCTGACATATGAAGAGAAGGAAATACATCTACTTCATCCCAAAATTTCATTCGAGTAGAAATAGTACCAGTTAAATCTGATTTATACCCATCGCCACCGTCAATGCGCTGGAACAATTCTGCCAGAGCATTTAAGATGCCTGATCTGCGGGTAGTCTGAGCGCGAGCCATTACATCACGTCCACAATTCTATGCATATCTAGAATTCGTTTTATGTGGTCCGGAAAACCTATATCATCACGGATAGAGGTAGCTGTCTCGTTTTGAATAGCGGCGCCTGCTAATGATTTTCTACCTTTGTACTCTTCTTTAAGGTAATAAGTAGTTAAATCAAACAATGCCAGCTTCAAATCTGGAGGGGTTGCTGAATACCCTGCTGTATAAATAACTTCTACAGCAGCAAAACCTCTAGGAAAAGATTTAGGAGA